GGCGGTCCCAGCGAGAGTCGAACTCGCCTCAATGGCGTGACAAGCCACTATACTAACCGATATACTATGGGACCAAAATCATTGTTAAGTATTATCTGCTCAATTTAGGAGTCGGTGCGCAACCTTCCAAAGCGAATAAGCAGTTATATCAGGACCTGTTCCTCGCCAGTTAGGCCCGTATAGTCTATGCGTCCATAGACGATACCCTGATAACACTTAACAATGATATTACTATATTAAAACATACTACAGGAACCATTGTACATCTATCTCTACTCAAGGGCGCTACCCCAAGAGCCTGTACGGTCATTACTGCCTACAAACCCGCCGCTATATCCGGCCGTAGCCTGTTTCATGCTTTCTGAGATTGCTGTTTCTGCAATGTTGCTCGTTTTCTCAGACCGCCTAACGGTGTAGGTAACCTACAATATATTTTAATATAGCATCTGTTAAAAACAGAATACTACATTAATTAACTTTTTAATGAACCTTTGAACTAAGCACAATCTCTCAATTCATGTATGAATTATACTATAATTCAGATTTATTGTCAAACTAATTTGTTGTATTTCTACTACAAACACTTTTCAATATTTCCTGAATCAATTTCTCAATTCATGTATGAATTATATCATTAGTTGGATATACTGTCAAATGTGTTTGTTGTAAAAATACTACATTGGTCCGGCGTAGAGGAATCGAACCTCTATTAAGACTTTAGAAGAATCCTGTCCTATCCATTGAACGAACGCCAGTATTAGCGTTGATGATTGGCTCCGCATCTGAGTAACGATCTCAGCTAGTCATTGCTTAACAGGCAAGTCCGTGCACCATGCTCGAATTCTGCGGAATACTCTGGTGCCCCTCGACAGAATCGAACTGCCGTAACCTGATTACAAATCAGGTGTAATACCATTATACTAGAAGGGCATTGTTGTTGATATGACTTTTATTTAGTAGTATGACACTAACTCAATAAAATTCTACTGTGCTTGGGAACACCTGCAAGCAAGTAATCCATTTGATCTGCTAGTATTGTACGATGTTGAAGTATCATATTTTCATAGTGATTGGGCACGTATGGGGCATACAATAATTCCATCTTACATTCTTTCAACAGTTTATGACCTTTTCTGCTATTACAGCTAAGACATGCAGTTACTACATTCATCCAAGTGTTTTCTCCACCTTTACTTTTAGGAATAATGTGATCCCTGCTTAGATGATGATAGTTTGGAAAATGATCGCCACAATATGCACATACATGTCTATCACGGCCGAATAATGTTTTATTGGTTAATGCAACTGTTGAATGTTTATAAGGATTGAAACCATGACCTTTAATAGCAATAATGCTAGTAGATTCAAGGTAACTCATCTCACCATTCTTTTGATTTCCACCACGATACTTTGCAATGACTTCACCCATTGCCCATGCTACTGAGTTTTTTGCATGGTATGTAATTGCATCATCATATGAGATCCACTTACGGGGAACTCCTGACACATCTAGTGCTAATACTGCCACGATTAAACTCCTTTTTGGTATAGTCACTACTATTATTTAGCTGGTTTGAGTGGGTCCTACAGGAATCGAACCTGTATAACCACGATCGGAACATGGTATTCTATCCATTGAATTAAAGACCCGACAATGGTACCCCAAGAAGGATTTGAACCTTCAACATCTTTCTTTTGAAGAGAGTGCGTCTTCCAGTTGCGCCATTGGGGTATTTTGTGTTGGTACCCCTGGGGAGAATTGAACTCCCATGAACCAATTATCTGTTGCTTACGGGATATAAATCCGCCGTTTTACCATTAAACTACAGGGGCATTGAGATTTGGGGTGGCTGATGGGATTCGAACCCACGACAACAGGAATCACAATCCTGGACTCTACCAACTGAGCTACAGCCACCATAAAAAGATTTCTGAGAGCCACACTATCCTCCTGAGAGGACTCATGTGATTGTCTCGTATAAGCGAGTTTAACTACCACAAATAGCAGCCTGGCGTTTTCACATACCCCATGATATGTTATGCTAAGTGGGACTCAAGCTTATCGTCTATCTCAGAATTTTGGTAGTGATAGTTAGAATTGAACTAACGACCTTATCCGTATGAAGGATCTGCTCTTCCCCTGAGCTATATCACCATATTAAATAATTGTTAACAAATACTATCACACGTTTAAGAGGGTTCGACCTTTTCGCCCTCCCCATATCTGTGTTCATTCTCCGGCTAAGAGACCCGTCGTATAACTATCACTAGTCACGATACATCCAAGAAATATGGGGTTAAATTACCTAATAGTTCGGCAGAAGGGCCACTTCATTTTATCGCTTTTGTTAACAATTAACTTGGTGCGTCTGGAAAGATTTGAACTCACGACCCTTTGGTTCGTTGCCAAGTACTCTATCCAACTGAGCTACAGACGCTTATTTGGTTTGATTTTATAACCTTGATCTTTAATATATCTTTGGCAGTCAGGATGTTCTACCGCTAATTTCTCGTGCATATCAAAATGTTTTATAATAGGTTCAGGTAAATTTAATAGAAAACTATTGGTAGAGTATCTTACTCCAGTTTCTACAGGTTCTACTTCATGTACCCAAAAATAGTCAGCAGGCCAAATCATTGCTTCACCAGCCTCTAATTTTACACGATGCTTACCGTTCCAAAACACAAAGTCTCCACCTGTATAATCATCATTCAAATTGAATGTAGCACTACCGTATACATGTGTAGCATGATCTATGTGCGGATGAATCTTACTACCAGGTTCATATTTCAGTAAACGATACATATGACTATATAGCATAGTCTCTCTTATACCAACATGAAACATACCAAAGTCATCTAGGTAATCCATGTACTCATTGATAAGATTTTCATTTGCCTTGAATACTAAATCCCAAGCCTCAGTTCCATATTTTATTTCAGTTCGTAAGAATGTTGATACTGTATCTTCTCCTGTAACTGCATGAAAACAGCTTTCTAACAGTATGTCATCTTTTAATTTATCATATTCTTCAATTAAAAATTGACATTCATCTTTTGAGAATGCATTTTTTTTGCGGAAAATTAGTTGTGTTAAATCTATTGTCATAATATATATTTATTAATTAAAGCATTGCCCATAATAATTATTTGGCAGGCCTACTTGGGATCGAACCAAGGACGACGGAATCAAAATCCGTTGTGATACCATTTCACCATAGACCAATAAATTTGTAAACACTCTGGGGTAATATACTGTCCAGGCATATTAAATGTTTATCCCAAAGTGTGTATTAAAAAGCACAGTCTGCGGCATCTCAGCCCATGTCAGCTCTATGCTTTTTAATACGCTTGAATTTTTCATCTCACAAAAGAGACTTCATCCTCAAGGCCGCCCGTTTGCTAGTTATTATAGTGTCTAGCGTAGTCCTCGTTACTATCACACTTGTCTTACATAGATTTTGATCGTTCTATCAATTTCCTATTAGACTCGGCTAAAAGAGTTGCTCGTTTTAACTTCTCTTGTATCAATTCTTTGACTTTTTCAGGAGTCAAGTGAGTATACTCTCGCCAACGTAATTTATCAGTTTTGTATTCTACTTCTTTTCTCATTTCTTGTCAAACCTCATTTGTTGTTTTATTGCAACACTAAATGGTAAACCCTGAGAACTTTTTAGATTCCCAGGGTTTAGAATTTAGTTATATGATAAACTTTTATCTATTCCCCGGCTCTCTTTGATCTAGAACAAAATTTGTGCCACGAATACTTGTAGGATATGATGGTACAAATGACTCTATGGTCGCCCATAAAGTATTATGTTTCATCAATTGGTTACAAGTTTTATTCATCATAGTGTTTTATTTAGTCCTGTTTCAAAATATGTTGCTATTATATGTGTTTTTTTAATAAAAGTCAATTTATTTTGCATCTTCTGGGCAAACTAGCCATCCTAATTTTAACAAGTCTTGCTCTATCTCATCAGTCACAGTGCCTTCAGTAACAAAACCTGGGATTTCATGACCTTCTTCCATTATACCTGAACAGTACCAATCAATATAGTCACCCTTTTCTTGCATGTCAGCGATGATACCACCTGCATGTCTCCAACTACAACTCCAAGTTTCTTCAGTAAGAATGGGCCATACATCATTTTTAATGAAGTCTCTATTGCACATGGATGCATACAAGTTTTGAGCATAACTATTACTTTGTTTTACTTTGTCACAAATCCACTTAGTACTACGCAAATCATATTCCATATTATCTTTTTGCCAATCAGGATCTACAAGCTTTTCCATCTCTTGTTCTCGCCAAGACTTGTACATCTCAATATAGTCCGGGTTAGGCTCTTTACCTTTTTCCTCACAACGTTTGATATACCCTTCTTTTTGAAAAGTATATCTTTCAGGGCTACTATTTATTTTAGACATCTTTAATCTCCATCCAAGTATGATCACCCATGTATTTAACTTGTGTTATATAATCATAGTGTATAGGTTTTCCTGAACTCCAATCATCAGGACCATGTGATGTTAGTATTGTTTTTTGTTTTCGTGTGTCAAAAGCTAACCAATAATACTGTCCCAACACAATTTGAAATTGATATTCTGCATTGTAAACCATATCAGTTACATCTAGTCTACGCTTTATATCATCTGCTTGCTTTTGTAACACAGTAACCAATTCCATAATGCGATCATATTCTTGCTGGGCGTATATCCTAGCATGATTAATCATTATGTCTTTTTGTTTAGTGACTGGAATTAAATCGAATTGTGGCCCACTTGACTCAGTTGCATAGGGAGTAACATTGCGATTAAAAAAATGTACAATGTTATTCCCTACGTTTGAATCATAACTGTCTCTGCCTTTGGCTGAATTATTTTCCATTAATTTTTCTTTTTACTGTAAAAGATATGATTACCTATTTGCTTTATTTTACGATAAGGCCAAGAACTGTCAACAGTTACGGATAAATTATGAAAGAATAGTGCACTTTTTGGTAATATGTCATTGTAACTGTTGTTTGCAAGCACATCATATGCGATGTCCATACTTTGAACATATCTTGGGTCATTGGTATTTGGATCGCCCTTACCTTCACATACCCAACTGAATTGGCATACTTTTATTTTACCTTCATCGCTATTAACATAAGCTGTTTGGTAGATTACCTGACAGGGCGTACTTCCAAAGCCATGATTCATTCTGTTAACCACTACTCTTGCGACCGCGGCTTTGCCTTCTACACTCTCGTGACCAGCTTCATAGAATATATTTTTTGCTAAACAAGTTACCTGTTTTAAACTAACATGACTAGCAATATTATTCTCTAAATTTTTAAAATCACTAGTTATATTAAATGACATGGTAAGACCACATACAATTAAAACTAGTGCAAAATAGTTTTTAAATTTTAATAGCATAATGCTACTCCTTTCTATTACTTGTACAAACAAGTAATGTGTTAAGTATAATTACTTAACTAATTCCCAACAGTCACAATTACACAAAGTAACATCATGGACTGCGGTGGTTGGTGATAGTATCGGAACAGTAAGCCCATTGTTCACCAAATTTGTAATACTTAAATTATTAGGTATAAGTGTACTAGCAGTAGTACCACCTGTGCTACCTGGTACAGTAGTTGTACCACTAACAATAGTAACATTGCCGGGTACAATACTACCATCTGGATGCAATAATGTAATATTTGCTACCTGTGATGATGCTTTAGGCAGCACCAAAGGCAATTTTACTACATCGTTATCAAGTTGACCGCCCATAAGATTTAATCTCTGTGCGTTACGAACTTCTCGCAAACTAGCTATTAGATTAGTTCCACCAATATTGTTTGCACTAATATTTTCCAATGTCATAGAAGTTTGAAATGGATCAGTATCTATTGCGTATGTTGAAATATTATCCATAAAACTATATACTTCATGTACATTAGTTACTAAATCATTTGTGCCAGTAGGTAATGCTAAGTCTCTTGCATTTTGCTCTGTTTGCAAACTTGAAGCTAATAACTTATATATTGAATATGCATTATCAATAACTCCTTTAGCAGCTGAATTAAGTGGATTAACAGTTATAAGATTAGTTTTTCCGCCTGTAACAATATAATTAATTGTTTCACCGTTACTGGGTTTATTACCAGCAATGATTGGTTTATCTAATCTTGTTTTTGTTGCACTAGCATTTATTGCTGCAGGTAAATAAGAGAAGAAATTGTCACCTGCTCCTGTAGTAATAACAACTGGTGTAGTTCTGCCACCTGTTTGAACATCCCAATATGCCATTATCCAATATGTTCCTTCATTGGGGAATGATGTGAAATATTTGTAAGAACCATCTGATCCTATAGTAACATGCATTACACCCTGCTGGGCGGCTGCTGGGCTAATACCAACATTATATGCAACTGATGCCTCTCCATCTACAATTCCAAGATAGGGAATTATATTTGAACCTGAATTAGTAGTATTTGGTACTTCATAAAAAATATATAGAGAAACTGATTCACCGGCAGTGCCAGTTAATTCAATTACATATTGATCTTTTACAGGTAAGCCTGGTGTTCCGGTAAATGTAAAATTAATTATTGAACCTGCTACCCCATCGCCTGTATCAACCCCATTACTAACTTCTGTTACAGTAATCACTAAGTCATTAGCAGGTGTTGCACCACCAAATCTAGTACCAAGAAAAGTAATTGTATCGTTAACTTGGTAATTTTTACCATGTGGATAAGAATTATTAATCATTGATGCAAGAGTAACATTATAAGAAAGATTGTCGCTTGTTATGATAAAAAATGCTCTAGTATCGGTTCTAGTACCTATATCAGTAGTTCCACCAGTTCCACTAGTACTGTCTTGTGCCATACCAAGTCCTTTATTATAAACAGTATTATATGTTTCACCTACTCCTACATTAGAGCGTAAAACAAATAAGCCCGGTGTACCAAGTGTTACTGTAGGTGCTAGATTTACATTATTTGTATTGGCTGCATTAAAATATAATGTTTGTATAGCTTCATTGGCATATGTGATTAGATTAGGTAATGTAGCATAATCGGCAGCATTAGTAGAGCCACTAGATACTATAGTGAATATTTGATCATAATATTGAGTCAATGGTGTTAGGTCAAATTTTGTTATTTCTTTAATAGCTGCATCTAATTTATCAAAGGGATAAAAATTAGTCATGCAACCAAAAAAGTCTTTCATATTATATTTGTTATCAATGTCAGATCCTTTTGCAACCGATGCAAGTGCAGCTGTAACTGTCGCAATATCAGTTGGAATATTAGTACCATTAACATTCAATCCATTTACATTTTCTAAATTACTAACAACTTGTCCAAACTTTTCTATATCCATAGATTTGACATTTTTAATCTGCATCATGGCTTCACTAAATGCATCACATGCATATGCAATGTCAGGTGGCAAGTAAGTTATTAAACGATTACCGTAACTTATATTAGGTTGTACATTTACTTTACCATCTGTGCTATATAATAAGAAATATGTTTTACTATTTGTTGGTAACTTTTGTGTATTATACCTCGGGAAAGTTAAACTACTGTAACTAGTAGGAAATAGCATTTTAGGATCAAGTAAATCTGCAAGTGATTTTAATCCTTTTGTTTGGCAATTGATAGGTAATAATACATCATTTAAATCAACACCAATAATTAAATTAAATGCATTATACATGTATTTACGTTGTTGGTTTGTTGGTATAACCCCGTTAAGTATATTGCTTACTTCAGTTGCACTTAATCCTGCTGATAGTAATGCAAGATTAAGTGCAGATGTAATTGCTTTATTTTTATTCAATGTTCTTAGCAATATTTCTGGATCACCAAATCTATCTATTGTTAATAAATCTATTGCACGACCGCTAGCTATGATATCTTGCCCCCAAAAGAATGTACTTGAATTTACACCAGTGATATCACCTGTTATCAAGTCATTCATGTTACTATAGATACCATCTAAGTAAGTCAAGCTAGCAGTAAAACTATCAATAACTTTATTATTCTGATCTCTGGTACTCATACATGTATTAAATGTATTTAAGAAATCGCTATATGAGCCATTATTAATATAAAATTCTTTCCATGCCTGAATCGCAAATTGTCCTAAAAATCCATATTTTGTTTCAACAAGTGGAATCGTTCTGGAATATGCATTTGTAGGGACACTATTACCTAACAATTCACAAAATCCTGCACCCATAGTAATCAATCTGTTGTATGTGTCTTTTGTAATAAGACCACCCTGTTCTCTTTTAGAAGGATCTGAATTAGTTGTATCAGGATTAACGTTGTATACTGTACCGTAACCAAATATATTAGTAGTATCAGTAGGAGTTGTATTTGCTACAAATTGTGTGCCTACTACATTTACACTTGCACCTAAGGCTGTGAAATCAGATTTAGCTTGAGGTCCGTATCCTAATTTATCACCCAATGATTTAATAATGTATGTCCTACCTTGTTTAATTGCACCTATACCAATAGTAGGATATGCTAATTCAAATGCATAATTAAATATTGCAGGTAATTTAGTTAAAAAGTTCGGTAACGTAATTTGTGATACAACATTGGTTGTGATAGAACCTGCAGGTAATTGTGAACCATCAGTAGAAACTCCGCCAATGATGATTGGTTTATTCAATGTACTATTAACTGCATCGCTAGAACCAAAGTCGGCTCCATTAAAAAATAAACCTTTTGAATCTGTTGCAATTTGTATAGTTTGATTTCTAATTCCTGGACTAGCAAACCATTTTACTGCCATATAATAAGTTCCAAACGCACTATAACTATTAGACTGTGCTTTATACGTATAAGTACCATCAGGACCTATGGTAAAATAATCATGGTGTACTTCTGTGTATAGTGACTTAGATGGTTGGGGCAACATTCTAAATTGATTTATTAAAATCTTTTCTCCAGGCACACCTGTAACTTTGAATATAGGACCTGTTACACCTGTAGGAAAAGAAGGTGCTAATATAGTAATACTGGGTGTACCATATGCAGTAGCAACCGCAGGAACAGGCACAGATACTAATTCAGGGCCTAGTACAGTATCAAAGTTTATACTATCACCCATTAGTGTTCCGGGATAATAAACTGCATTTACTAAGTCCGTGCCTACAAATAATCCCACTATTTTTTCAGTAGATGGGTTAATATTTAAACCACTGTTCTTAACGAGTGCGCCTAAACAGTTTAAATTAACTGGTGTATAATTTCCTGTTAAACTCATGGTACAAATACATCCTTACTTCCTTCAACAATACTATGCCCACAACTGTTTCCTGAACCTATTCTGAGTACAGGAACACCTTCAGCAAAGACTGTAGGGCTGCCTTGAGTAGTAGTTGATGATTTGTGAGGTGGGTGTGGTGGTCCATATGGTGCGTGTTCAGTTATACTACTCGTATGTAATCCTACTGCTATGCCATTACATAATACAGTACTTGCTCCACGTACAATTGCACCACCTAATTGATTCTTATCACCTTTTCTACTCAGTCCGGGCATATTATCCTAATATAATTTTTTTGTCTGGAATACTAATTCCAGTAGTTGCTTCAATATATTTCATTTTAATGCTATCTTCGGTGACACCATAAAAACTAATACTATTAGTATTTAGTGTTATATTTTGTGTAGGATCAGAAGTAAACATACTTGGAATCATTTGCATACCTTTTTGACTAGGTGCAATACTGACTGGATCTGTGATAGACAATGAATCGTCATTGATTCCGATTACTTTAGTAACCATTTCTTCACCGGAATTAAGCTTAATTGTATAAACGGTGTTAATTTCAAAATTCATTAATTGCTTTCTGTTAATTTAGCTTTGAGTTCTGTGAACCCACCAATCAGTTCTCCGTCTAAGAAAATCTGTGGTACTGTACGGGCATTTGGTACTGCCTCTAGTAATTGTTCTCTTGTCCATGTACCGTGCATGATATTTCTTTCTTCATACTCGATACCTTTACTTTCTAATAATTGTTTTGCTTGCACACAATACGGGCATTGGTCTTTACTCCATACAACTGCTTTCATACTTGTTCTCCTTATAGTGCAGGTAATTCATCATAATCAACTACATCTGACATTACTCCCACTACGTAGTTAGTTGATTCTGTCTCTTGTAATGCTGATTGCTTTTTGTTAATATTTACATGTTTGTTGAACCAGGGTATAGGGCTATGTTTAGGATGAAGTTCTTCATACTTGATTCCAATTTCTTTTAGTCTTACAAATGCAGTATAGTCTACAAAGTCTTTGAGGATTTCTGCATTCAAGCCAATCACAACGCCTTTACTGAATAAATAATCAGCCCATTGTTTTTCTTCCTGAATTACGTCCATATACATTCCATATACTTCAGTTTCACATTCTAATTTTGCTTTAACAAATCTTGGATCATCTTTGACAACATTATTAATTAACCATGCAGTCCACTCTGCATGCAATATTTCATCTTGTAGTATCAAACTAATAATATTTCCATTACCAATATAAATCTTATTCTCTACCATAGCAAGACTTGTAGCAAAACTTACCATGAATCTTAAAGCTTCTAGTGCGTAACTTGCATTCAATGCCAACCAAATTGCTTTGATATGAGCTTCTTCGCCGGCCATGTTCTTATCAATTTCTTTATAGCAATTAATTTGATGCAGGTCTTCATAGTACTTACCTACATTACTTGCCATACTTACAATTTCTTGTGTGTCGTGAATTTTATTAAATTCTTCTTTAGGAACACCATAAATATTACGAATGATATGACTATAACTCTTGCTATGAATATTTGTCTCAAAGAAGCTCCAATTGCTTACTAGTGCTTCTAATTCAGGAATACTTATTACTGGTCCAAACACCTGTGCCGGTGCACGGCCCTGTATCGAGTCAAGCGCAGTCTGGCGTAAAAGATTGCTAGTAAATATATGCTTAATAGCATCACTACTCTCCTTATGATCAATTTTATCTTTTGTTAAACTAATTTCTTCTGGTACCCAAAAGAAACCTCTAGCAGTTTCTTCGTATTTTGCTATTTTAGGATACTTAACTTCTTCAAACCTCTGTATTACTACCGGTCCTGCCGGATCTAAAAACATTGTTCTACTTAAATAATTTGTAGGCTTACTTAAATCATACTGTGCTTTACTCATTTGTTTCCTTATAGTGTTTGTGGAATCTACCTAATCCCATTAAATTTGTTTCTTTTTTACAATGAATGCAACTTACTTTGACACGTGCTGGATTATTCTTTACGAAAAATGCTTCTCCGTTTTTAACTTGTTCATTCATCCACTTAGAGTGTTCTATTCCGTGTTTCTTTTTCCATTCGGAATTAACGAAATGATGGGAACCATTTGCAACTCTATCCGAAGCAACACTTGTACCATCTGGTCTCTTTAATAAATTGTGTTTGCCGGAATCTATCAACTTCTTAGTAACAACACCACCAAGATTAACCTTAGGTGGATTATTAACAAAATTATGTGTTCCGTTTTCTATTCGCTGTTTGGCACTTAATTTCCCTGCGGATCTTAATTTTTCTATCGCATTTTCATTGTGTTTATATCCTGCTTCATTACCCCTACCGCCATCTGTTAAATTATGCAATATGCCAGTACCTAAATCTTTTCTTCCATATTGTTCAATAAGTTCAGATTCATAATCATATGCCTCTTCCTCTGATAGCAAATTTTTTAAAATGACAATTTTATCTTTGTCTTTTGGTAACAGATTAGTTCCGTTAGTTCTAATATGTGATTTCCATGCTCTATCATTGGATCCCTTTCCAATATAATAAGGGGTTGAATCTTCTCTGAGATATGCGTAAACATAAAATATATTATTCATTACTTTCCTATTATAGTTATAATAGTATTTATCATTCACGCTACAAATCGCTGAATAGTTACTCATATTCATCCATGTTTGTTTCCGGCTTCTGCCACTCATCACCATAATATGCTATATCTATAGCACCTTCATCATCTATCTTAATACTTTCAACATCATCTTGGTTGAGTGCCATTACAATCATTGGAATATCTTCATTATCATAAATGAATGTACCTGGTACTTTATGATAAGCTAGCAAGATTTGTAGCTTTTCTTCATATGACATATCATCAGTAAAATTTATCAACATTATAGCACACAACTTTCACAATATTCTTCGTCATCAATTATATCTTGTTTGACAAAAGGTATAACATTATTTGTTTCTTCTAGTGCCACTTTAGATCCTACTTTATTAATCAATGAGTAATAAACAGTTTTTAATCCCCACTTATATGCTAACATTAAATTCTTAGCAATTAGTGTTCCCGGAACTTTACCTTCTGCAAAATATGCAGGATTATAAAATGTGTTCGTACTGATACTTTGGTCTACGTATACAGCCAATACACATGCCGTTTTCAAGTACTCTATACAATCTTTTTGATCCCACATCAATTGATAGCGGTTCTTTAAGCGTTTGTATTCTGGGACTACTTGTACAAAACTACCGGCTTTACTTTCTTTAACACTAATAAGTTCCATTGGCATTTCAATACCATTTGTTGAATTTAATACAACACTAGAACTTTCTACAGGGGCAATAGCCATTAGTGTAGCATTACGAATTCCATATTGCAATAGATTTTGGCGAAGTGTTTCCCAATCTAGATTGGCACTTGGAGTAAAATCTGTCAACTCGTTTACACCAGAATTACGTCTTTCCCAAGGAAATACACCTTTACCATAGAATGTTTGTTGTGATAATTTACATGCACCTTTTTCTTGTGCCAATTCAACACTTGTTTCAGTTAAGTAAAATGCTTGATGTTCCATCCAACGCTTTACTTCTGCTAATGCTTGTGCTTCACCATATTTGTAACTACGTCTTGCATGCCAATATGCTAAGTTTGTAATACCAACACCTAGTGGTTCAAAATCTAAATTAGCTAACTTGCTTTGTACTGAAAGAAAATCTTGATAGCTAAGTAGATTACTTAGACTACGAACCAAAATTCTACATGCTTTACGCATATCTTGTGGGTTTTTAAATGCTCCCCAATTTATACTACCAAGAGTGCACAAAGCAATTCTTCCTGTATCATCTTCGATGCGTTGAAAAGGCTTTGTGGGTAATAGTATTTCCTGGCAGAGATTGCTTTGATAGATTGGGTTAAGTGTGGTATCAAAACTTCCTTGCGAGATAACATTGTCGATATTAACAAGATAAATTCTGCCTGTATCAGTTCTCTCTTTAAGGATTCCATTTTTGAATATTTCAACTGCTGATATAACCTTCTTCGTCTTTGTCTTATCTTGTTCATATTTTAAATATAGTTTTTCAAATTCAGCACTATCTCTGTAATAAGCTTCATATAGATCAGGTACTTCATGTGGATCAAATAGAGACATGTTCTCATTGTTCTTGTAACGATTCCAAAACATCTTGTTAACCACAACTGAGTAATCCATTTGTCGCACACGTGTTTCCTCTGTACCTTGATTGTTTTTCAACACAATCAAATCTTCAAACTGTGCGTGCCAAATGGGGAATGTAACTGTACAACTAGCATTACGTATGCCACCTTGACTACAACTGCGTAAATCACTAAACCATTTCTTTAAAAACGGAATCATACCTGTGTGTTTGATTTCCCCATTGCGAATGGGGGAGCCAAGAGGACGAATACGTCCAATCTCTAATCCTATGCCAGCACGTTTACTAGCATACTTAGCCATCATTTCACCTGCAGCAAAAATACTGTCTAGTGTGTCATCACTGCTAATAAGCACACATGAACTAAATTGCTTAGTAGTAGTACCAAGACCGGCAAGAACGGGAGTAGCCAAAGTAAAATGACCATCACTCGCACACTCATAATATTCTTTAACATATTTTAATCTCTTTTCTTTAGGTTCATTGTGAAATGCTGTTGCGGCAGCAACAGCATATCTTATCTGCGGTGTCTCAAATATCTGACCAGTAGCACGGTTCTGCACTAAGTACTTTTCGCATAACTGAGCGATAGCCGCATAGGTGTAATTTTCGTCCTTGCTATGGTCGATAAACAAATCAATAATATCCCATTCTTCTTTTGTATACCACTCTAATAAATCACTAGTATACATACCCAACTCAACATTCTTTTTCACAATATCATACAATGGTGGTGGTGTATATGTACCATAAACTTCTTTACGTAACATTGATACTTTTTGTCTACCTGCTACATATTGATAGTTTACATTATTGATGTCTGGATTTTCTGTTTCATCGATTAGATTAACCATAGCTTTGAGTAACAATTCATCAATTGTCTTTGTACTCATGCCATCACGCAATTCTATCTGTGCTTTGATTTCTACCATACTTGGGCTGACATTATCTATACCCTTACAATCGTATGCTACTTGTCGTTGAATTTTTGAAATATCTAGAGGGACGGATTGCCCGTTGCGTTTAACTACGTTTATGCTCATGTTTTACCTATTATATTTTTAGTTGTAAGTGTGATATGTCAATATATCTTTTTATCGTGAAGTCAGATGAACAATTATTTACTACGGTGTTGGGCCAGTAATTACATACATATTTTGCGTTATCTACCAGGACTAGTACCAAATCTTCACCCATTTTATCAGTTGCTTCAACTAAATCTATGTTATTTTCTCCTACTAATAACAGAGTATAACACATTCCCAGTGCTCTTGCAACCGTACAGTAAGTGTTGTCTACCAAAAGCTCCCAGGGCCCGGGCCATGCATCACTGTCCAAAATATGCAAATGGTGATTGACCAATGGTGCATTTTGCCACCAATCATCAATAGCAATACATTTTTCTTTAGTCGTGGATTTTTCTATGTTGGTTCTGAGATCGAACCAGGACTGAAGCCTGGTTTCGTAATTTAATTGAAATACATTCATCACAATGTACTTATCAATATTAAAAACTCTTACACAAAATTATGACTGATACCAAATTTGTGTATTTGCAGCGTAAATACCACTACCGCTACTATTACTTACATTGGCTGCAGTAATCGGCACACCATCTGTATATGAATATGTAGTTTCAATTGTAAATGTACTCGTTACTATAGGTGTAGCAAGATTACTTGAAATTATATCTGATGATCTATATGAATTTACAGATAAACTAGGAATATTAGCATTACCTACAGATTCTCCTGATACAGTATTTGGGATATCTGTAAAGAAGAAAACTGCATTTCCACCCACAAGTGAAACATTAGGAAGGCCAATATCAACATAAGACCTATTTCCTATATTTAATGAAGTTGGGAAATTAGAAGTTTGTACAGATTCATTTAAGTTTGCATTTGCAGCATCTGTGATGAAGAAAATTGCATTTCCGCCTACCCCTCCAGTAGGTATACCAATATCACCATTTACACGATTACCAATATTTGTAGTATTACTGAAGTTATTATTTTGTATTGTTTCAGCTAAATTGCTATTACCTACATCAACCAATGATATTGATCCAATTATATTTGATACAGTACCAATATCCCACATAACACGATTTGAATACAACTGAGTTGGTACGTTAGTAACTGTCAATGAATATGTATTTGTAGTTACTCCGTCACCTGCAGTAACTACAATGTTTGCAGTTGTATATGCATTTGCTGTATAACTTGTATTCAATGTAATTATACCATTACTATAATAAGTACCAAATGGGCTTAAATTACTACTTGTTGGTGCAGTATTTTGATTTGTCCAAATCCAATTATTAATACTACCATCAAATGTTGTACTATTTGTTTGCAATGATAATACACTTACCAATGTACTTGGAATAGAGAATGGATTGAATGTTAAGTTAGCAACAGGTGCAGTTGTACTATTTGCAATATATGCATTAGCAAAACTACTATCATTGTATCCACCTAAGTTAGTTAAGAATCCAGTAACTGCTCTTGTAGTTGTAAATGGATTGTTATCTGTTGGGCTGGTACCTTGACCAAGTGTAGTAAGCTGAACTCTATTGTTACTGACATCTTCAACTAGTGCATTTTGTAATGTCAATAAAGGTACATCATTGTTGAAAGGACCATGTACAATATTAACTGGTATAACTGTACCTTGATTAGTCATAAATGTACTACTACCATAGAAACCAGACGCATCGCTAATTAATACATTGCTTTGTGCAGTTAGTAATGCAACTGGAGTCTGCGTACCATATGGTGTAATTGTTGTTTGATATACAACTGTACTATTAATAGTAACAGTTGTAATTGATAATCCATTAATACTATTGTCAATATTAGCACCTGATTGATCAGTCAACAATGATGGTACATTGTATGCGTTTGCACCAAATGGGCTAAATGTTCTTTCAAGTTGTGTGCTACCTGTTATGGTTAGTGGGAAATTATATATACTTGCATCAGTTGCTAATGCACTTTGTAGTGCTAACAATGCAGTTACACTTGTATTATATAATCCATATACTTGCCCAGTAGTTACTGCTCCAGTATTAATAATTTGTGATGAATTCACACTATTATCAATAATAGTACTGTTTTGACCAGTCAATAATGTAACACCGGTATTGTTAAATAATCCATATGCAATAAATGGTGTTGTAGCACTTCCAATTAGTGTATAAGTAAATGTACTATTGTCAACAACAGTTGAACTTTGTGCAGTTAATAATGTAACTGATGTACCACTTATTGCAGCGATGTTTGTTCCTGAACTTTGTGTTACTGCTAATGGGCTTGTTTGAGGAGTGAATGCTCCTGTATACACAGCTACACCACTAGTAAGTCTTACATTAGATATAAACCCAAGCATTGGTAATGTTTTGCTATATGTTTGTATACCAATACTACTTGTTGCATTAGCACCAATGCTTGCGCTTAGTGTCGCAGTTACGCCTGCAACACCATTGATATAAATTACAAATCCATTTGAGCTGGTGCTTGTTCTAACTGCAGCAATATGTGTCCATACACCTACTGAAACAGTACTTGTGGTTACTACTGTAGTAATTGCAGATGCACTAGTTGCATAGTTGAATTGCAATGTACCAGTCGTAGTAAATATCAACTGCCATTGACTTGTAGTATATGATCCACTCCCACCTGTTACAAAATTATCAATTACAACTGGTGTACCTGCAAATGAATTTACATATACCCAACATTCAATTGTAAATGCACTTGTACCAAATACAACCGGTGTACCGGGCACTGATACATATTGTAGTGTGTTACCAGTAAAGCTTAATGCATAATAACCATTACTTGTTGTTGGTGCACTTATTGCAGTTATTGATGTACCTAAAGACAGGCTAGCTGCTAAAGGACTAGTAGGTGAAGTAAAGTTTGCAGTATATACTGCACCGGGCATGACACGTAGGTTACTGATATAACCATTTAATGGATAACTTAAGTTATATCCAGTACCAATATATGGACTACCAATTACATAATTATTGCTATCTGTATAAGTACTACCTGATTGTGTACCATTTACATATAATTTAGTGCTACCTGAATTTCTTACAACTGCAATGTGATACCAAGTTGTTGCACTTAATGTTGCACCAGTTATAACATTAGTACCTGCAACTGCATAATAAACAACACTTGAATTTATATAAATCTGTGCGCTTACTGAGTTACTAGATGTTCTACTATCATACAATGTACCTGTTGTACCACTTGCTAAATAAATCCAACCCTCAATTGTGAAATTATTTGTACCAAATGTAAATGCTGAACTACTTGGTGCATTCAAATACTGACTACTACCAGTAAAGTATGCACTATTTCCACCTGTTAATACATAGAAGAAAGGTGAGTAAGTTGTACTTAGTGTTACTGTGCCAGTTATAGACATAGTGCTACCTACAGTAGGAACTGTTACACTAGATTGTAGACCTAAAAACACGGTACCTGTAACATTAGTCAATGGGCTAGTAATAGGTGTAAAGCTTGCGGTATATAATGCAAAGCCGTCGACTATGCGTAAATTAGATATATATCCTTGAAAATTAGTATCACCGGTAACTTTTCCAATAGTAAATGAATCTCCTGCATCACCAAAACTACTACTTGTCGACCAATTATCTACATAAGATTGTAAGACTCCGTTGATATACCAAGTTTGAACATAACTACTATTTCTAGAAGTTGCAATATGATACCAAGTATTTGCAACTAGGCTCTTGTCGGGGAACATACCCACACCAACACCTGCTTGAACAAAAGTTATAAACCCAGTGCCATATGAACCTGATCCTGTATTGACATTTATAGCAATACCTGTAGTTCCACCTGAAGACCTACTTTCAAATATACCAAAAAAGCCGCTTGTAGGAGGTAGTACAGTCATATACATCCAAAATTCTACTGTAAGAGCTACACTTGATTCGCCGGGCCAAGTGTTACCCGGGTAACTAAGATAACTATTACCATCGAAATATGCACTAGCACCAGTTGCAGGCAATGATAAGGGGAAAGGTGTTGTAGTTGTAGTTGCACTTAATGTTACACCACCTATATTAGTTAATGTAAAGTTATTTGTACTTGCGTCAGTAGTTACAGAACTTTGTAATGCTAGTAAACTACTTTGCGTTGGTGTGCCACCTGATTGTGTTACTGCTAATGGACTTGTCGGTGGGGTAAATGTGTTTGTATAAACACCAACACCGTATGTTAATCTTATATTAGAAACATAACCATAGAATGGTAATGTCTTAGTATTTGTCTGTATACCAATGCTACTTATAGGAGTTGCACCAATTGTTTGACTTAGTGTTGCAGTCACACCAGCTACACCATTGATGTAAATAGTAAATCCGTTTGCACC